GTGCCAGTCCAATATTTAAAAGGAAGAGATGCAAACGCACAAGCTGGGAAATGATATGCCACTGGGGTCGAGCCGCTTTCCGCCCATATACAGGGGTCTACTCTTGCATTCCAAAGCAAGGTATCTGGGTCTGTGTTGACTGTCCATGAAAAATTTGTTAGATAAGATTCTCGTCTTGCAATCTCTCGAATGTTCATGACATCCACAGCACCTATCCCAGCTATACGGGGATCGATGGTTAACTCCTGTTTGTCATCTACTGTCAACTTCTGTGCTGTATCAGGCACATTCGTGACAGCTAGCGAAGACATTGGTGTTGGCCTATAAGGATCTGGATTCTTCGTCACTGGTGGGCGACAATATCCAAACACTTTAGCCACATCCGCTGTCACACCAGCTGCCATAGAAGTTGCAGATGCGAAAGGTCCAATGTAAGGGACATTTTCTAACAAACCTGCTGCTTTTGCGATTTTAGTCGCTGGACCGGAAATAAAACCATCTTTGTTTCCTTCTTCGATCTCCACACCCGATTGTGGGGTGAGTTGATCAGGAGAATTGGATGTTAACACATTGAACGAAACATCCTCAGCCCACGCAAATATAGATACCGTGACTTTATCACTAGCTCCATTTGCGTGTTTGAGTTCGTTCAACGTTCGAACGTGTAATTGACCAAATCTCGTCCATTCCCTGCCAACTATATCTAAATAGTTTTCATAATGGAAGAATGGTAACTTCATGGACCCACCTGTCGATGTGGTTGGGTCCAAGAAAATGTGTGGCATTTGACTAAGTTGAACTAAGTCCTCTCGGATAAGTCCACTCACGCCAGACAATGTGTCCCACCGTTCTTGAGGTTGGTAAGACACCATTAACCTTCCGTATTGAAAACCATTACCGTTGATCACCACCTTGATGTGCATATTCGCTCGGAGCAATTTGTAGTTGCTGATGCGATTTATTACACGTTTGTTTTGCCAATAAGTCTCCCATGGATCTACTGAATACGACAAAGTCGTTCCAGTTCCCCATTCTTCTTCACTGATCTTTATTGGTCTTGAAAAGAAGTTTTCCAACGATGCATCATCAGTATCTTGCAATCTCCTGGTTGGATCCACTCTTCCATCTACGTCATACATGTAAGAGTGATCTTCATCAGCAAAATGAATGTTCTGATTTCGCATTTCGTTAGAGCACAAGCGGATGTTAACATCGTGGGTTACCCCACTCTGAACTTCCATTATCATTTCTCCTTCTCTGATTTTGATTGCATTGTCCCATCCGGCAACAATACAACCCGAGGTCAAGTATGTTATGATATCCATACTGTCATTCACTTTCTTTGGCACTTTCGTGTGCTTCCGTTTGTTTTCTCGTTTCTTGGTAAACGCTAGTTAAGTATCAAGGACCGCGCTTAAATCCTTGTACTGCGTGCGGAAAGTGTGGTTGACAAAACCGATCTAAATAGATCTCCGTCCACGATATCGCGCCTCCATGTATGTGTAGTCCGCACTACTATGCTACATGTGGTAACCTGCCATATCGCCTAGCTTTTGCTTGCATCCGCATCCTGAGCCACCAGGACTGACTATTTTATAAGGGTTAGCCATGGCCCTGTTGGAGCTACCTACTCCGGGACTTCGAACACTTTGGGTTGATTGGCATATTTTTCACGCCATTCTCTCACCCTGTCGTCAAAAGTCCAATCCAGAGTTTCTACTGCGTTGGTAATTCCGCAGTCCTCTGCGACCTGCTTAAACTGAGTTCTTCGCGTCTCATAGTCTTCGCGACCATGATTAGCATACTCCCTCAAAGCAGTATCGATGTTTTCGGCGCAAGCTTCTAACTCGCCGCCTTTCCTTCCCTTAGGCCACAACAAGCAATGTAAAGACTTGAAGATTGACTTTTCCACCAATGCACCCACATGAGCTCCAATTTCTGGTATGTAAACTGACTTTCTCTTTAGAAATTCG